TCAGACGGTAATTTAACCACATCCTTATTTTGGTCTAAACATGTATCTCTATCCATTGTTTCGTAATACCAATACCAAACTTTAAAGTTATTTCTTTTAATATTACCGAAATCAAATTTACCACCAGGTACATTGTATAGGTGAACTATTTTTGTTCCATTTGGACCCGCGGTAACTCTATATGTTAATTCACCACCAATTAATCTATTTTTAAGGTTTCTATCACCCATTCTTAATATTAAATCAAACGTCGGCATCATAAAATATGATCCTGACATACCCACTTGTGCAAATCCACCTACACCACCAAATCCACCACCTCCAAGACCTCCAAATCCCCCCAAGAAGGGGTCAACCATGGAATCTGTTAATTCGGCCCTTGTGAACCATAAGAGTTCATTTAATTCCCTTCCAGCGGGTATAGAGTATGTCTGAACATTAGCTTCAAGTTCAATAAAATCTTTCTTTAATTCCCAATCACCACCTGTCTGTAAACCTACAATTTTGGAATATGAGTAGGTATATTGAGTTTCGTAATCTAAACTTCTTGTGGTAAACGCTCTTGTTAAAGACTGAGTATCAACGTTCAATCCCGCTAAAGCCGACCATTGAGATTCAATTAACCAATCTGAAACGTATTGCTCGTATTCAGAAAGGGATAACTCAATAAAGGTGTCCATTTGTTCCTCTGTTAGTTCAATTCCACGAACTGGCATACCTAACAAGTGAAATACCTGTGTGTATAACTTCTCTTTTTCGGGTTGTGATATTATAGTTGCACTCATATTATTTGGAATATTACTATAAATATCTTATATTTGTATTATGGATATTAAAAGAATACCGAGTTTAGGTTTTTATACTCGAGAGGAGACTGCAATTTTTGATTTTTGTATTTCTGAGAATCAATTAAAGGAAGAAATAATTAAATCAATTGGAAACATATTGGAGTCGATTTATAAACCTTTTCCTGATAGATGGTCTCTTAGATTAACAAGAGAAGATGAACCATATTATGGTGTGGTCTATATATATGACGGTATGGTAATTTGGGGGGACATAAACAGATTAAACACAAATTATACCGCACTTACACATTTGTTAAATCGATTATATTTTATCTTTAAAAGAGATAATATTGATGATTCGTTAATTTTTAATGGAAATGTTTTTAATGATTTGACTACCATTAGAAAAATGATGAGGTATGTGGAAAAATATAAATATGAATTATTATCCGATGAATGTGAATTTTATCACGAACTTGTTGAATATTGTATTAGGTCATGGGAACAAGGTCAAAAATATACAAAAGATTTTGTAAAAAATTATAAAACATATCTTCCCGAATCTTGCGGTATTGAGGTTAACGATGATTTACCGGGAGAACCTGCAGACATGTTTAATGGATATGATTGCATTTTATTATTCAAAAGTTTAAAAACAAATGAAATTAAAAAATATGGAACACAAATAAAAGGAATTAAATGGTGTCAATTTAGAGATGATAAGAAATATCATATTAGGGTTACAATGAAAATTGAAAAATACAGAGATGTTAAATTTTTTGTTTTTTATGATAATTCTAATAGTGAAATATATATTTTTAAAAATGATTTATCTCAAATTGGAGTAAGTGTAGAAAATGGAGTTAAGGTTTTTTCTTTCCCTGAAAAATTACTTTGTAAACCAATAATAAAATATGTGAAGTAATTTAAAGTAATGCTTTAAGTAAATCTTTACTGAATGATTCAGAATATTCCCCGTCACCCATTACTTGGTCGATAACATTCTTTTTCTTTTGTAAAATATTATAAATTACTTTTTCAACGGTGTTCTCAAATACAGGATAGTATACAAGAACACTATTTTTTTGTCCATATCTATACGCCCTATCTTCACCTTGTGAGTGGTCCGCGGGAACAAATGATAAGTCATTCATAATAACGACTTCAGCGGCGGTTAAAGTAATACCAACACCCGCAGCTTTAATGTTACCAATAAACACTTTTATCTTGTCATCGTTTTGAAATCTATCGACATTCTCTTGTCGTTTATCTTTATTCATACGACCATCAAGTGTTACAGAATTCTTTTTGTATTTTTCATGCAACATATCAAGAGTCATTGTAAAATTAGTGAATATAATTACCTTCTTTCCTTGTTCTAAACATTTGTCAATCAACTCACATGTGTATGGAATTTTTTCATAAGAAATAAGTTGTCGAATTTTCATTAAACGATTCAAGGTTACACTAATAGTTTCATCGTCTTTTTTGTCATTACTAATACGTGTAAACTCTTCTAACTCCTCATCATACATCTTACTTGTTAATTCAACAAAAACTGGTGTAACAATCTTTTCAGGTAAATCAAGAATATCAGTTTTCATTCTACGTAAAACAACATTCTTGGTACGTTCCCTTAATTCATCTAAATTACTTGCACCACTCGTATTCCATACCCTACGATTACCAACACTAAATTGAAATCCTTTACAATATCTACGAACATAAGATTGCCAATTTAATGTTAATGGTGAATCGACAATTTTTAATAAATTAAAATAATTTATTGGTCGAGAAGTCATTGGTGTTCCTGTTAATAACCAAACTTTAGGTATGGTTTCAAGAACATCATTTAATAAGCGAGTTCTATTTGCGGTTGCGTTTGAAATATAGTGAGCCTCATCTACGATTGCCAAGTCAAAATTGGCATTAACCAAAAGTTTATAATCGTCGCTATCTTCACTCTTGTCTGTAGTGTGGTAGTTTTTAATAATATCATAATTAATAATGTAGAAATCAAAAGTAGAACCCCATTTACGTCCTTCGACAATTAAAACTTTTCTATCTGAATAGTTTCTTATTTCCCTTTCCCAATTTATTTTTAAAGATGCGGGACAAACAATAAGTATCTTCCTCGCTTTACTTTCTAAAGACGCAATTACTGCTGATGTTGTTTTACCTAAACCCATATCGTCAGCAAGAATAAACTTATCATTTGCCAATAGTTTCTCAACTGCAATTTTTTGATGGTCCATCGGAGGTCTTGTACTATATGGAGAATAATCAATAACTCTATTTAATTTCTTTTCCTCTTGTACTATTGCTGCTTTAGGTAACCAAAACGCACTATTTTGTTCACTATCTAAAATTTTACCCCAAATATGAAACGCTTTATCTGAATCACATAATAATTTTTCACACCAAATTTGTTCAACAGGTTTAGTTAGAAGTTTTTCTTCCATAATTTTCTCACCAAACGTACTAATAATTTTAATGTATTTGCGTGCAACTTTAGGTGTCACATCTTTATATTTCATAACATATTCCGACTGAGGTCTGGTTAATTTAAAGTTTTTAACATCTATAAATTTTCTCTTCCATTCCAATAATTGATTATTGGAACCCTCGTATAATGATAATATTTCTCTAGCTTCAATTTCTGGTATCATAACTTCTTATAAAATATACATAAATAGAATGGAACATTAAACTATTTATTAGGATATGAATAACAAACTACCAATAACAAGATTAGGTAAATTCTTCTCAAAGGACGATTTTGATGTTAACATTCAAATGGGTCAGGAATACCTACACGGGGACTTGAACATGAAATTAGTCCTATATCGTGTTGATAGGGGTAAAACTGAGACTGATGCAATCTATGCTGAAGTAGGTAAGGATGAGGTTAAATTTTTACCACCTATTGAATTTAATGCGTTAGTTAAGATTGATGAGCCTAAAAACTCAACATATAAGTCGGGATTAATTAGATATAATGAGCCGGGTAATTTAACATTATCGGTTTATATTAGTCATTTACAAGATTTAGGTATCGATATAAGATATGGTGATTATATAGGGTATGCCGATTCAGAAGAAAAATTAAGATACTATACCGTATCAAATGATGGAAGAGTTACGTCGGACAATAAACATAAGATGTTTGGTTATAAACCTCATTACCGAACTATAACCTGTGTACCAACACAGCAAGGTGAATTTAGAGGAGTTTAATATGGGAATACCAAAAAGAAAAAACAACATTGATGTTTACGGAGGTAAAGAATACTTTGAGGGTAAACAAATTGTAGAAAGAAGACAGGAGTTATTAGATAGAATAACTAAGTCAGATTCTTATTTACCTGATTCTATATTACATGATGATTTAGACGGAGGTATGCTCAGTTTTGTTAAGGAAAATTTTGTTGTAACAACAGACGGTATAAAAATTCCTGTAATACCAAAAATATTAACAATTCAAAGATGGGGTGAATTCACTCAAAATTGGGGATTCTCCGATGATGATGGAAATGTTGAATTACCTTTTATTGCGGTAATCAGAAAACCTGACGTTCAGCCGGGTACAAATCCTGTGGTACAAAGGACAATTCCTGATAGAAGAACATTTTATTATGCATCTGTTCCAACATGGAACGGAACACAGTCGGGTGCAGATATATACAAAATGCCACAACCTGTGGCTGTTGATATTACGTTTGACGTGACAATTATTTGCAACAAATTTAGGGATTTAAATAAGTTTAGTAAAATTGTGATGCAGAAATTCTCATCAAGACAATCTTATACCACAGTTAAAGGTCACTATATTCCAATCGTTTTGGATAGAGTTGAAGACAATACTCCAATGGACACCATGGATGGTCGTAGATTTTATATTCAAAATTACACTTTTACCATGTTAGGTTTCTTAATTGATAGTGAGGAATTTGAAGTTAAGCCGGCGGTTAGTAGAATGTTTCTATTAAATGAGTTTATTCAAAACAAAGGATACCAAAAGAAATTTATTAATAAAACAATTGATATTACGGTTGTCACATTTCCCGGCGACGGATTACAAACAATATTTAGTGTTGGTGAAAGTATTGGGTTTTTATTTAATGTATCGGTTAATGGACTAATTCAAGAAAGGGATGTGGATTATTATCACGTTTCAGGTACATCTAAAATTACATTTACAACCGCACCATATGAAGGTAGTCAGATTGCGATAACATATTATAAGGGGAAGAATAATGTTTGGATTGATAACTACGGTAAACCCGTACAATTGGAACATCAATCATACCAATATGATGGATCAACTTTAACGTTTACATTGAATAATGCAATTGATAGTATTGTTACCTTAGATATAAACGGTCTCGTTCAAGAAGAAGGTGTTGGATTTGATATTAGTGGTAAAGATACCGTAACATTAAATGGTGTTCCACAGATTGGAGATAGTATTACTATCACCTATTTGTACTAGTCATCCCCATACATATCTTTCTTTTTAGGTTTACAGTAATCCTCAATCCACTTTTCTAAAACTTTATAAATTTTAAGTCCGTTCCTGTCGCAATGGATTTTTAATAGTTCGTGATGCTTTTCACTAATTTTTACGTTTTTCGTTTTGTTTTCTTCAGTCATAGATAAAAAAAGATAATTAAGGATAAATAACTATCTTATTTAAAAAAATTACGGAAATCTTTCATAAAAACAAAGATATTTATAGAATAACTAATAAAAATAAATAACCAAACATTAATCGATGGCAAATTCAAACAGAGTATTCGTTTCTCCAGGTGTCTACACATCAGAGAAGGACTTAACATTCGTGGCACAGAGCGTCGGGGTAACAACTTTGGGTTTAGTGGGTGAGACCTTTAAGGGTCCAGCATTCGAACCATTGTTGATTACTAATTTCGACGAATTTAGAACATATTTTGGCGGTACATCTCCAGTAAAAGACGAAGGAGGAAACCTAAAATATGAATTACCTTATGTGGCAAAATCTTATTTACAAGAATCAAACCAATTATTTGTAACCAGAATCTTAGGATTGACGGGATACAAACCAAATAAATCATTCGGGATAAAAACTTTAGGTGGATTTCAACCATCAACTTCCACTTGGGAATTAAGTTTAAGTGGTTCAACTACCACAGATATGGACCCAACTCCATTAGCAACGTTTACGGGTGCAACATTTTATGGTGACCTTAGTGGTAAAACATCATTCGAGGGTACATCAATAACTGATTACATTTACTCTAATTTTAGTGCAACAACAGGTAACGATGGTGTGTGGTTTGTAATAGGTCAAATACCTGAATCAGATATTCCTCTTGGAACTGAATTGGTATCTCCATTTACAGGTTCATTATATGCATCGTCAGACTTTAATAAAAACTGGTATAACTTATTTAACAACGGAAGTAATTTAGTTTATTCTTATCTTTTTGTTTGGGATGGTAGTTTAAATAAATTTTCAGTTAAAAGGTACGTATATAATGCTAATTTAGTAAACGACGGAGTGGTCGTTGCTGTTTTAAGATCAAGAGGTCATTATAATAACCTTCAACAATTAGAATTAGAAGTAACTGCTAATACTAACTTTACATTATCATTGAGTCCTGATTTCGACATTACTATGGATCCTTTATCGGAATTTGTAATTAATGTAACGGGAGCCACTCAAGGTGCAAAGACATTTGCGTGTTCTTTTAGCCCATCATCCACCAAATATATTAACAAAGTTTTAGGTAC